AGGCCTACGCTGCCTTCATCCCCGAACAGGTCGCGCGTCTGCCACGCTGGGACATCATCGCGTGCCTTGACCTCTTCTGTGGTCAGCCATTCGAAGCCGTCAGTCTTGGTGTAGTAGACGTCCTTCCCGCCTGTGATCAGGTTCCCAAGGCCCTCACCAGCCCACTGGACTGTGTTAAGGGTCTCTTGTGCTGCGTCACGCACCCCGCCGACGACACCAACACCGATGTCGGCCATGTAGCCCCTGCCTGTTTCATCGGGGGCCAAGTCAAGTGTGATCTCTTGGGACGGAGGGGTTCCACCGCCGACGATCTGCCCCTGTGCATCAAGGACAGGAAGCGGAGGGAGTTGTGCCCCACCAGCTGGCTGGCCCTGTGCATCAAGGATTGGCAGTGGAGGCTGTTGTGTTGCACCACTGTCCCCCAAGATTGGCAGAGGTGGTAGTTGGGTTGCCCCTGTTTCGTCGGCCATGCGTTATTTCCTTTGGGATTATTTGGGTGGTGTGTAGCCGTACAGCGTCCATACCTGTTGGCGGTACGCATCTGTAGTTAGGCCACTGTCTGCTGCAGCTTTTGCAATGCCAGCATCTGAGTAGCCCGCAAACGGATCGGCTACGGTTTCGACACCGGATGCCACACTGTCGAGTTGTGTCTCGGACTGCTGGCTGTACAGGTCAATCGGCTGATATTCTGACTTCTTCATCAGCTCACGCCGGGTATCACGAACGAACTTTCTCAGCTTAACGACAGAGGTCTCTGGGTTGTCCTCCAAGAAGATCAGGATCTCGTCCAGAAACTCTTCTTCGTAGGCCATCGCAGCTTTGAAGCCGTCACCAATGTTGTTGCCACTGATGTCTTTCAGGATGCGTCCGTCCGAGATTATGCTCGCACCGTCGTCGATCATGCGCCGAACGCTCTGGTCGTTGATCTTGTCTTCGAACTTGGCGACCCTTTCGAGGTCATCAAACAGGGCCATGCCCACAGACGACGGGTACTCGGTGCCAATGCCTTTCAGGATGCGTAGCTCCATCTCGTCCTTCGGGAAAGAGCTGCGATTGATGGCGAGACGTAGCTCACCGACTTGCTCGTGGTTGGTGTTGACGGTGTAAGTCTCTTGCTGGAGCTGGCGCTGCAGGTTGTGCATCTCCATTGCGAGGGAAGGCTCCCCCGCCTCTGTCAGAGCACTGATCATTTTCTTGTGGTCCCCGAAAGGGTCACTCATGATCGCCCTGTATCCCGCCTGCTTCATCACCCGCGTCTCTTCAACGCGCTGTTGGTCCTCTACGATCTTGGCGCGAGAGTCTGTCTCCCACGCTTCGTCGTCGATGTCCTCTGCAGCCTTGCGTCGTGCCTCACGCACCCAAGCGATGTTGCCAAGGGGACCGTGCCCAGTGTCGAGTTGTTCAAGGACTGTGAGCATACTGGAGTCCCCAGAAGCCATCGCCTGTTCGATCACCGCGTGGACGGCCATCTCGTTGACCTTCTTTGGGTTCATCCCATTGGAGACCGCTGAGTTGATCATGCTTTGGATGTCGTGGGTGGCTGTGTCTTGGTAGTTCCCTGCGACAGGTGCCCCGCTATCGAACTCATGGATGGCCTGGACCAGCTCGGCCTGCATGGCGTTTCCATAGGATCCCCAAGCGTTGTCTTGTCCAGCGCCGGGTTTAACGAGGTCGATGTGGAAGCTGTCACCCATGTATTCAGGACCAAGGCCGAAGCCTTTTGCGCCATTGCGGGCTGCAGTGATCATGAACTGGCGGGAGCGAGGATCGTCAGCCTTCAATCGGTTACCCTGTGGGTCCACGATGTAGAAGTCAGCTGCGGTGCCAGTCTTGTGGCGCGTTGATCCGTGCTGCGGCTTGTCACCCTCCTGCCCTGAACCAACAACAATGCGCGTGCCCTTGCCTAGGACAGCCTCAGCGGATGCGCCGAGGACGTCGAGGATCTCATCATTAGGGCGATACGGGCGGGCCTTGCCCTCCAGCTGGAACTCAAACTCGACCGAGTGGGACAGGTTCGAGAGCACGGGAGGGCTATAGGGACCGCTGTTGCCCATTAGGGCGAGGCCTAGGCCAGCACTGAACTCGTCTTCGAACTCACCCATGCGTGCCTTTGAGCGGTACGACATATGGTGGCTCATGAGAGCTTGTTCAGCCTGTAGCAGCCTAGGTGTGAAGGCCTCTGCGGTAATCAGCGGGTCGATCCCGTCAAGGCCTTTACCTTTGGTGTAAGCCACCGTCTGGTTCTGCATCCACGCCTGCACAGCTGCAGGGTCATCCATGCCCTGAACACCACCTTCGTTGTCCGTCCACTGTTGTTGCATGTGGGCAGCGAGGCCGACCCCGATCCGGGTAGCTTTCTGGGACACGAGGCCCCGACGAAAGTGGGGTGATGCCCCAACCAGATCGTCAGCTTTGCTGGTGCCGTTGATCTTGTCTGTTGCTCTCACCTCAGTGATCAGTTGCTGCCACCCGTTCTTGTTGGCCAGAAGGCCTGAGGATGGATCCGTGAACTGTGCGGCTGTCATGCCAGCAGCGAACTCACGCTCGGCCAGCTCTTTGTTGCGCGATCCCAAGAACCTTTGAAGCTCTGGGTTGATACGCGACAAGGACTGGGCAAGGCTTTGCAGCCCGCTGGTTTGTGGGGCTTCCAGACGTGGTGCTACGAAGGTGTCGACTGGTGCCGCTACGGGCGTCAGCGACGGGTCTGAAACGACTTTTTGAACCATCGTCTGGTTTCCTTATAATGAGTACGACCCAGTCTGTGGATCACGAACTGCGAATGTTTCGAATGAGCTTAAGGCTCCAGCCCCAAACTCTAGGGCTGAACCGAGAAGGCTCGGTCCTGCCACCGGATTGAGTGGCATAGTGTTGATGCGCCCTTCGGCCTGTGACTGTAGGCCCTGACGGCTACGCTCTAGCTGGTCATTGGTGAAGCCGAGCTGCTGCATCTGCGTGTCAGCATATGAGCTGTACTGCCTGTCATAGTCACTCAGCAGTGCGTCCATAGACAGCCCTGAGCTTTCACTCGTTGCTACTGCGGTTGACGTGGCCTCACGGGCCTTTGTCTTTGCGTTCTGGATACGAAGCGCTGTTGATGCACTCTCTTGTTGCTCGCGCTGTTGTAGGCTGTCATTCCCGTCGATCATCGCCTGTACGGCGGCGTTGCGGGTGTTCAGGGCATTGATCTCTTGGGCCTTTACCTGTGCGGTCTGGTTCTGCTTCTGGGCCATGTAGCTGACACCTGTCGATACCAACGTCAATGCCAGTGAAGCCGCCATCATCGTCGTAGCGGACATAGCGCCTATGGCACCAATAGCTGCTGGGAAGCACATATGGTTCTACCTCTTAAATGGGATTACGCGGATCTTATCCACGCCGTAGTTGCTGATTGGATCGCCTAGGTCGAAGCCCATGAATTTGATCAGGCGGATGTGTAGCTTGTTGCGTGCGTCTACGACGTTCTCAAGTCGCCCATGCTTCATGGTCATGGCCGTGATCCATGCACGTCCGGTCGTCGCCAGCTCACGTGCATTGGTCTTTATGTCAGGGGCAGACAGCATCCACACAGCTCCGTAGGAACCTGTAGACACGACCCCTGCGACGAGGCTAACTGTCCCCTGTTTGCCTACCCCGGTGATGCAGTCCGTAGATTGCATGTAACCGAGGGAGAGGGCTTCCAGTGGCGAGAGGCCAGCCATAGACTGGACCTCCCGTTGATCTTCCACCCGCATCGTGTTTGCGAGTTCTAGGATGTCGTTTGGTTCTGTTTTGCGGATCATCTGAACCCCGAGGTGTGACGACTGTACCGTCCCTCCCACTCGGCAGCGGTGAAGCCACTCGGCAGGAACGTGTCGTTGATTAAGGTTACGCTGAACTCCCCTGCCTTAGCTTGGACAGGCACACGCAGCACGCCTTGGACCGTGTTGATCTGGCCTAGGATTGTGCTCTCGTTGCCTAAGGTCACGCCAGTCAGCCCGTAGTTCAGCGGGTCTGATGCGTACTCTTCCCCTAAGCGCCCGGTGGCTTTCACCTCGACGCGGAAGTATCCTGTCTTTGCGTAGGCCACGAGCCAGCGGCTGATCTGTAGACGGCCAGCGATGACTGAGGCTACACCACCAGAGCTAGACTGGGCTTTGATAACAGGCTGCGAGAAGGTGTACTTGTGTGCGTATTTCACACCAGCGAAGAACTTCATGTTGGCAGCTAGGCCCGACACCGTAACCAGTGTTCCACCTCCAACTGGGTCCACAATTTGGGACACCACCGTGAGGTTCTTCCCCGGCCCGGTAGAAGACGTACCGTCCCCAACGCGGGTGGCTACAGCTAAAGGTGCAGTGGTTTCATACGAGAGGCGGAACGTCGTCCTGCGTGCCCCCGTGTCTTCAACCAGATCGGTAACACTGGTCTCATCAACTCGGCGGTCAAGGTGGTACACAATCGTCTCACCTTCCTCTTCTCGGCCCTTCCCAAGGTCCATGACTTCGAGGTACACCCCGTCAGCGTATTCCGTGAGCAGGATGAGTTCGTCGCTGATGAAGTCCACGCTCCGCACCACACCGTCTTCTGGCATTGTCCATCGGGACCAGCTTGACTGCAGCTTCTGTTGTCCATTCCAGTGGTACTTGTAAACGAAGATCGAACGTGGATCACCAGAAGATAGAACCACAGCCATACCAGCACTCTCAGAAGCTGACACTTTTGTAATAGGCGCAGGGATATATGTGGGGACGTGTTCAGTGATCTCTGCTGCATCAGTCTCAGCGCTATCCTGCATGACGTAGTATTCATAGACAGCTCCAAATGTGCCTTTGTTGACTGGGAAGAACAGCGTCCGTCCAGCCCCAACAGGCGCAGTGTCCCCTCGGCTCTCATAGTCCGACAGGGTCTTGATTGTTGGCGGCTTTCCAGCTGCGAGGTATTCGTCTTCGATAACGAACTGTCGTTGATCAGAGAACAGAAGAACCTTCTTGTTGAACAGCACTGCGTAGTTGAGGCTGGTTACAGAGGTTCCCGGTGACGACACGTCGATAGGACCGTCGTCTAGGACTGTGATCACTGTGGCTGCGAAGAAGTTGAAGAAGTCGTTTGATGCTGACATACTCACGGTGTCAGCGCCTAAGAAGCACAGGCGGCGTCGGTCGAAGTAAACGTCTCGGATGGTTCCGCCAACGAAGGACGGCCAAGGAGACGTATCCACGTCACCAACCACGCGCCGCCCCCAGTTGATCTGTCGCAGCTCGAAAGACCCATCGACCATCCGTACCAGTGAGTGTGGCATTGTGGCTGGGTTGAGTGCCGTAAGTGTCCCCGGTGCTGTGGTCTCTTCCCACACCCCACTGTCGTAAGTGAGGGATGCGTTGTTGGGGATGAACTTAAGGTAATAGTCGTCTGTCTCGGACCCTTCGTCCCCGGTGACCTTAACCAGAAAGTTCCGCTTGCCTACAACAGGGAGATCGGTGAACCGCTGGATACTGTCTGTAATTGCCTGCGTCTTGGTGTTGCCATCATCGTCCGTAAACTCCAGCTCGAATGCAGAGTTGTCGGACTTCGTGATGTGCAGGATTGGCGAGTAAGAATTAAACAACCACCCAGTCGGGAGACTGCCCAGAAGTTGAGCCTTAAGGGCCTCTATAACTTCATCAACAGACACTGAAGCATCAGCATCTGCAGAAGCATCGGTAGTGTAGCTGGCAACCTCAGTCCCATTGATACGGACTTTGTAGGTTACGTCATAGTTCACTGCCTTTACAAACAACATAGCCTCTTCAATGGGAGCTGGAGCTGTCACGGTGAAGGTCTCAACAATGCGCTTGCGGTTCACGATGAACGTGTAGTCAGCGACAGTGATTGCCCGTAGGTCAAGAGCGGCATTCGTCGAGCTGATGTAGTTGGTTCCTGCCGGATACGTGACAGACCGCTCTTGACCTGTGGTCACGTCGTAGACAGCGATCCCTGTCCCATCAGCAATCACACTGTACCGTTCAGCGCTATCTCGGTTGATGGTGTGGAAGTACGCGCCCTGTGCTGTAGCAACTGTCAGCTTTGCCCTGAACTTCGTCGGAGGGCGTTTGATGTTGCCCTCAACAACGGACGAAACAGCGTTCTCCTGTAGCTCTGCCTGTGAGGCCATACGCATGGTAACAGCCTGCTGGCTCACGCCGTTCATCAGGTTTGGGAGTTGTTCAGAAACAAGCGTCATGCTGCTATCCTATGTTAGATGCCAGAACTCAGGCGTAGATCGGATCATGTTGAGATCTTCATCGTCTGCGTGCTGTTCAATGAATGTTGCACGTGCTCGCATCTCAGATGCAGCCGTGTATCTATGGAGTGCCTCGGACCCGATAGTCGCGTCTTGGAACTCACGACAGGCGCGGTGTGTGATGTAGTATCTGGCACTCTCAGGCAGGTCTTCAAAGTCCAGCATGAATATGACCTTGGCCTTGATCATCTGGTTGAAAACCTGTGTGTGGTTCTGTCGGTCGTACAGCTTCCCACCACGCCAGACCGGATCCACTCCAGGGTATGCGTCCCGGTTGATGTCAACGGAAAGCGCGTTCTCTGGGAGGGTTATGGTGCCTGTCCCAAACACTGCGCCGGGGCTGTCGTCAGCTGTCATAAGCAGCGGGTAGTCATATTCCGTGTTGAACTGCCAGCCTTCCAGTAGGACAGAGCGCAGGACTTGATCCAACACGAGAAGAGCGTTGGCTGTGTCAAGCCCGCCTATGCCAGCTATGGTTGTTACAGGGGCTTCACCAACAGCACGCAGCAGCTGGTTCACCGCGTCGAGTTTGGGTGTAGGTGTGAGTGCAGTCATGGGAGCCTCGTCTGTGAAAAAAAAGGGGGGCCAACGCTATTAACGTCAGCCCCCCATTGGAGATCTTAGGTGCGGGTTTAGGCCACAACACCAGTGGCGATCTCGATTGCACACTCAGGACGCAGAGGACCGTGGCCCATTGCGTACTTGCCGACCATCAGCGTACCTTGGTACATCAGTTCGTAGTCAGCGCCAGACTTCTGGATCTGTAGGTCCATCAGCTTGACAGTACCAGCAGCAGCTTTCTGGAAGACCAGACCTGCCGTGGTGGTGAAGTCGCCGTTGTAGGCGTTTTGCTCGCCAGTTGCAGCCGCAACAACAGCCGAAGGGACGTTGTTAGACTTGTGCAGCTGGATGCCGTTGATCTCAGGCAGTGTGCCCTTGGCATAGGAACCAGCGCCGCCCCAGTCACGGTTCAGTGCGTCCTTCTGTTGGACCAGAAGCGAGTGTTGAGCAGGCTTGAACACGCCGTAGCGCTCGCCTTCCCACACGTCTTTCTCGTCGAAGGTTGTGCCAGCATCAAAGAGCAGAGAGGCAAGAACAGCGCCGTCAGTCTTTGCAGCAGCATTTACCAGACGCGAGCCACCGGGCAGGTCGTCGATCTTGTTTGCGGAGCGAGCGGCCAGAGCGATCACGCGGGCGACTTTCAGGTCGAACTCACGGGACAGAGCAGCACCAAGCTGTTTGGTGTACTCAGAACGCACGTCGTAGTGGTTCTTCGCTTCTTCAAGCTCGTCGATGAAGACCTTGGAGATCAGGCGGTTGTCGATGTTGATCACGGTCTCGTTGGCTTTGATCTTTTCACCACCGACGATAGGCGTGCCAGCAACGTGGTAGGCTGCGGAGGCTTTGCCTGTGTGGTTGAAGGAGGCCGATTTACCCTGCGTGATCGTCCGCACAGTGTGCAGAGGCATGAAGATGTTCATCTCGTTGAAGGCAGTCAGCACTTCACCAGCGAAGGTCTTCAAGAACAGAGCGTTAGCAGCGGCGAAGTCAGCTGGAGTAGCAGCGTTGATAACACCGAGTTGGGAGATAATAGCGTCAGCCATTGGGGTATTCCTTAGTGAGTTTTCGGGGATTGCGTCCCTTCGACTTCACACTCGCTTTCCACAGGGTTGTCCTCCGCAGAGGGCCAAGCGCTGCTTGTGCTGTGTCATCAGGTGCCAGCTCGCTAAAAAGCGATGGTGACTTCCGATCTCACTTAAGGTTGGGTGGTATATGTCCTCGGCCCAGACCGTGACCGTCATTACGGCAGCTTGGTCTTGGGCTTCGGGACAATGGCGCTAAGGCATACCGCTGCGGTGGCGGTTCTACCTATGCTATGGTGGTGGGTAATTAACAGAGCTTGGCGAAAAGCTCATTGTGGTCACCGATCTTGTTAAAGTCGGAGGCGGCGCTGGGTGGCCACTCTTGTTTCGTCAGCCAATCCTTGGTTGCTTGATCAAACTCAATGGCCTCAGCCCAAGTGCATTCCTTTGGAATTACCGGGGTGGGCCTGTCGAGGAAGCTACATGCGGTCAAGAATGCTGGACTTATCAAGAGGCACAGGGCGAACGCGAACTTCATAGGCCTGTTCCTTTATTTGGTGGGTGATGGTCTTGGTGGTCAGGTCCGCGACCTCGTCGGAGAGGTGCTTGTTCCGTACCGTCAGGATCTTCCAGAAGATGAATGCGACTGCCCCCACTGTGGGGAGCAGCCACTTGCGGATCTGTTTGATGCAGATCAGGATGGATGCCATCACAGCTAATTGTCCCGATCCGAAAGGCGGTTGGCCGGGGAGGCTTTGGCAGTCTTGGTCACCACACCAGCAATGAGTTCGACCACCTTGTAGATCTTACCAAGGATGATGTCGTCAGCTGGGGTTGGCGTAAGGTTCACAATGACCACCGCCAGACCGTGCAGTGATGCAAGGCAGATGGAGATGGTGTTCACGTGAACCAGAAGGAAGGCGATGAGTTCCATCAGCGTACTCCTAGGACCGCCTGCGATGACGAGGCCAGTTTCTTCTGGACGTTGTCACGGAAGGCAGCGGATGTCTTGTATTCAGGCTTGGCCATGTCTTCCAACAGCTGTGCCTCAGACTCGTAGCCAGACACTGCTGCCGGGGTCTTGCCGCCGATCAACTTAGGCTCAACGCCAACAGCTTTTGTGTACCGGGCGTGTGCCTCGGCAACGGCAGCTTTGGCTGTCTCTGGGTCGTTCAAGGCAGCATTGAAAGCGTCTGCCTCAGTTTGGGTGTAGGTCGATGCCATGTGCTTTGTCATGGCGGCATACCCATCATCACCCCCAGCCAGTGCCTTCACCGCAGAGATCTGTTCTGCAGCAGACGCTGCGACAGCTTCCTGTGCAACAGCCGCGTCAGCGTTGGACGCAACCACACCACGAAGGTAGGCCTCGACAATCTCTTTTGGAAAGCCAGCAGCGTTGAACTTGTCCATCGTTTCAGGCGTAAACTTGCCGTCATTGTCGGTGAACTCTTTCTGGACGTCGGCCACCGAAACACCAGCCGCTGTCAACGCATTGTCAACGACAGTTCCGTAGCCACTCGCTTCGGCGTCATCAGCCTTTGGTTCAGCTGGATCTTCTTTGACAGGTGCGTCATCAACAACAGGAGCCTCAGCTTCTGCTTCTTCGGCTGGGGCCTGCCCGCCCATCTTCTTCTCAAGGGCTGTGTATGCTGCGAGAAGGTCTTCGTTGGTCTTGAACTTACCACCGATCAGGGGGTTGTCCGCAGCTTCCTTAGCCGCAGCCGCCTCTGACGCAGCAGCTCCAGTGTCCACGGTTACGGTAGCGGCTTGGGCACCCTCGACCACGGTGATGTTCGCGCCATTGTCATTCACGTCGCTCATGTTCAGAAGTCCTCACGTGTGGTTCCGCCAGTCAGTTTGATGGCTTTGGCTTTCGATGTCTTGACGGCCTTCGCTGGCTTAGGCGGCGACTGCGGGGCCTTGGGGGCTTGGGGGTTGTCCATCTGGTGCTTGTCCTTGCTGTAGTTGTTGGGCGATCATTGGCCCGACTTGCTTCATCATCTCAGGTGCGAGGTTCTGCATTGAAGCAGCCTGTTGATCCTGCTCTTGCTTGGCTGCACGATCTGCAGACGAGATCAGGAGGCCTTTGGTTTCTATGCCGTCAGACACGGCGAGGCGGGATGCGAGTTCATCCAAGTTTATGTAGCTTTCGAGCTTTTCCTTACCCACGAGCTGGGCAATGGTCTCGGCGTAGCGCATCAGCTTGTCGCGGTCGTGCCCGCGTCCAAGAGCAGCGAAGCCTGTCACGATGACTGGCTCAACACCCTCGGGAAGCTGTGGCATTTTCCCACCCTTACGGAGCAGGAATAGACGACGACGCACGAATGGCAGCTGGAAGTCTTGGGACAGGACCGAGTAGATCCCGCCTAGGCTGTCATCAAGTTCTTGTGCAATGAACCTGACCTCTTCTGCAGTCACACGCTCGGCGTTACGCATGACCTCGGCGTTGATCATGAAGGCGTGGGCCAGCTGGCTTCGTAGGCCGTCAACCACAGCCTTTGCGATCTGCATGTCAGCTGCTTTATCCAACCGAAGGGCCGTCACGTCAGCTGCGTTGCCAGCCTTAACGTCTCCGTTGTTGGCAGTGGCAATCGTTTTTGGGTTGGTGGTGCCGTTAGCGTTAACCAGCCAGACAACCTTCGCAGCGTTTAGGGCTGCATCCCTGATCGCCTTGGACAGAACCTCAAGACTTTCGAGGTCGCCTAGGTACATCTCGACGTAGCCTCGTCCATAGTTCTCACCGTCCACACGCATGAAGCGTAGGAACAGCCAAGGGTTGCCATCCTCTGGGACATTTCCCTCGGACCCGGCTACCTTCTTGCCCATGATCTCCTGATACCACTTCACCCGGTCACCCTCGTAGGTGATGTGGGTGTAGACTTGGACGTGGCGGTCAGGTGACGCACCAGCAGCGATAGGGGCTGCATCGACGATAGACTTTGCTGCACCTGTAAGAGACGATGGGGCTGTGTCTTCGCACAGGATGCCCTCAAGCATGTTCCCCTCAGGGTCACGCGAGACGACATACTTGTTCAGGTTGTAGAGCTTGCTGCTCTTCTCACCGATATGGAGCAACACGTTCCCTGTGATCGACAGGTGCTTGAGCGCTTCAAAGACAACGGTGACATCTCCAGCGTTCTCTACTGCACGTATGGCAGCGCGTTCAATTACACCGAGGCCTTTCTCGACCTCAGTCTTTAGAAGCGCTGTTTCCTCTGGATCAGCGTTGGGGTCTTGTTCACCCTGCGCTTCGATCAGGTCAATGTTGAGCTTGAAGAACGGTGTGTTCGTCGGCAACAGGGACAAGACCATCTTGGCCGCGAGAGTGTTGACCCCTCTGGCCCCCATAGACTGCACAGGATCCACGATCTTCTGGCTTGATGTGTGCTGTTGGTCCTTCATGAAGATCGTCGGGATCGTCAGCTTTGCACACTTGTCACCACGGTCTACGAAGTGGGTACGGTCTGGCGTAAGCTGGTTGTATCGGGCTTGAGCTGTGCCAGTAACCGCGAGTGTACGGTCGTCTGAACTCGCTGTTGCGCGGTTATCTTCTGGCATGGCTTTATCACCTTGGGATCTGGAGTGCGGACGACACGGAGTCTGGGATGTTAAGGTTCACCCGTAGCGCCTGCATGTCGGTCTTCTTTTTCGAGGCAGAGCTTCCGGCCCCGTCAGACTGTGCCCCGGCATACGAGATGCTCTGGGCTGTCTTCGAGGCAGAAGGCGGTGCCTCAGGTGCAGGTGGCGGCGCGTCTGGTACGATTGGTTTTGGCATACACATTTGTGCTACTCCGGTTGATGTGGGTCTTCATTCTGCATCTCGTATGTCGCACGCAGGTGGCGGATAACCTCGACCTGACCGTACACCTGTGCGGCGTTTGCGGTTGGGCTTGGGCACCGATCTGGGAAGGCGCTTTCGAGGTATCGCAGAAGAGCTGGGTCAATGGCTGGGCATCGGATTTCCATAAAAAGGTGTTCCTGTGCTATGGTGGTGGGCAATGGTGTCCTAGATGCGCTGGCCTTTGGCGATCATGCCCCGCATCCGGTGGACAAAGAGTTCGATCTTGTTCAGGTCATAGAGCGGGTCGATGCCTGCTTTCTCACCAATGCGGTACAGCGCCTTGAAGCAGTTGCCCCGTGCGAAGCTCATCTCTTTGGCCTCCACGAGGTCGTTCAGTTCAGTGGCATCTTTGGGCAGGTAGTAGTAGCTGGAGCTACCACCGTCGCTGCACACTTTTGCTGTTGGCTCATCGTCCCCTAAGGTCAGTCGGAGTTGGGTTTCCATAGGATCACTTTCTTGTTTTCAAGGTCATAGTCTGAGGCGCGTAGGATGCGAGCAACACGGGCCTGTCGCATGGCTTCCTCTTCCCCGAGACCCGCAGCGGTGAAGTGTGAGACCACTGCGTCCCAGATGTTGTCGAAAGGCTGGCTCACCCAAGAGGACACTTCGGTCCCCTTACGCGGCCCTGACTTGAGCACGCGGGTTTCCTGAACCTTGCCAGTCAGGTTGGCGATGATGTCCCGAGCGGTTTGTTCACCAATGCCGGGGCACCCTGCGTATCCGTCCGTCGCATCCCCCATAAGCGTCTGGAGCATGTGGTTCGCGTTGGCTGTTTCCTCGTCAACCACGGTGACGTCGTAGGCCCCCACAAGCTCTGCCCCATCATCGCCAACGATAGCGCGGGTGCGGACGTAGTTGCATGGTATGGTCTTCATGTCCTTGTCGATGGAGACAATGACCCGCTCACCCTTGTGGGGCATGGTGGCGAGGATCCCCATGAGGTCGTCACCTTCCAGCCCCGGCATGACTTTGGCGTCGTGGTGCTCGATCAGGTAATCCTTGAGCAGCATCAGGACCAATGGCTTGCGGACAGTCTTGCGGTGGGTCTTGTAGGTGGGCAGGACGTCAACACGGAAGTTGTGATGCGGGTCGGTCAGGCAGAGGATCGCCTTGTCAGCGTCCAGCTTTTCCTTGATGTCGTCGATCATCGTAAGGGCGCGGTCAACGACCTGATCGAAGCAGACGTTCCACGTCCAGTATCCGGGGGACCACTCGGTGGCCATCTCCAGAGACGACGCGGCCTGATAGGCAACCACGTCTGCGTCAATGAGCAGTGTGCGTTTGGTCACACGGCACCTCCGATCAGCCCACGCTGGCAGAATACAGCTGCGTGCTCCAGCCACATCCACACGTGTTCGAAGCCGTTGGTGTCAGTGAGGATCGCCCCATCAGTGTAGACCTTTGCGGCCATTGCATGTGAGGTGACGTAATCCATGAAGGCCTGTGGGGATAAGCAGTTGTTCATTTTATCTCTTTCTGTAGCCTGCATAATCACAGTAGGGATCATCAGGTTTGAGGGTGATGGTGTCGCGTCCAACAAGCATGGTGGCTGGGATTACCCAGAGCCTGTTCAGGTTCACGACAGCGAGCTGGTCATACCGATCATGGGGTTCTTGCCCCTCGTCGGACCCGAGTGAACGCACACGGATTGCCTTGCCCTCACCAGCCGTCGTCTTGACTTGTACGCGCTTGAAGCCGTGAGGGGTCTGGGCGATGAGGTCCACCCACCCGGCCTGAGCCATAGGGAAGTACACTGGATACCCAGAAGCGAGATAGAAGGAGGCGACAAGGTGTTCCCCTGCCGCCCCCAAGTAGTGTGAAGGTGTACTGCCTGAATGATCAGTGAGTTTCAGACCAGTTGCTACCGTACTTGTAGTCTGCCGCAAGAGCACAGCGGAACCCAAGGATCTCGCCAGCTTCTCGGGCAGACTCTTTTGCTGTTTCTCCAACAACGTCTTCGAGTCCTTCCTTGACTAGAGTTTGCACCTCGTCGTGGATGTGGGCGACAATTAGGAAGTCCACCCCAGACACTAGGCCTTTTGCCACCAGCTTGTCGTAGAACAGGATGGTCATCACCTTGACGGCGATGGCACCTGCGGACTGGAGCATGGTGTTTAGGGCTGCGTGTGCGTGACGGACGTGCATGGTCCCGCCGTCGATGGCCGTGAGACACTTGTCCTTCTTGACCGAGGCAGCGATCCTCTCACGCAGCAGCTTAAGTGCTGGTGTACGGGCGAGGAACTTGGCGATCAGGAGCTTGCCAGCTTTGATCTTTGCGGCGGTTGACCCCTTAGGCAGCACGATGTCACCGATCATCTCAGGCCCTGCCCCATAGAGGTAGGCGTAGATGAAACGCTTGGCGACTTTGTTACGTCCGAAGTCGTGCTCTGGGATGTGCTCGTCGTACTCTTCATCCTCAGGGATAAGGCCGAGAGCCTTGGCATTGGTGGTGTGGATGTCCCCGTCGAGGACCACCTTGATGTAGGCCCCACCGTCGAAGTACGACATATAGTGAGCGAGGCACCGCAGCTCCAGGCCAGAGGCGTCCCACCCAAGCAGGACGTAGCCGGGTGTGGAACACATGAGGCTTCGAAAGTCTTTACCGAAGGGCACGTTGTTCGCTGGCAGCTGCGCCATGTTTGGTGACGTGTGGGTGCATCGCCGGGTCACTGCGCCGTTGGTGTTGACGTTGCCGTGGATCCGACCAGACTTACCTGCCGGGATCAGACCCCTGCCCCCTTTGCCCTCAAGCATCCCTAGACGTTTCTCCAGCAGGAAGTATTCTGCCAGCAGCTTGGCCTCAGGGTACTGGAGCTTCTTGAGCACCTTCTCGTCGATGTTGGGAAGGCCTGTGTCGGTGAAGGTCTTTGGCTTCCACCCGTACTTCTCCTTCAACCACCTTGCGATGTGCTGCCGGGATGCCGGGTTGAACGTCACGGTATTGCGCTTGGTGAACAGCTCACCCTTAACGTAGCCTAGGGTCTTGTTGTTGACCTTTGGCATGAACTCAGTGACGTCTTCCTTGGGAGGGAACGCCTCCAGCAGGATGCCCTTAAGCTCGGCGTGGCGGCGCATCAGTCTGCGCTGCAGGTCAGAGGCTTTCTCCCGGTCGAAGGGGAAGCCGTTGCGTTCCATCTCGGCTAGGATCCAAGCGAAGTCACGCTCGATAGCGAGGGCCTGTGGTGAGTACCCGTGGCTGTCCAGCTTTTTCAGGAGCTTGTCCGTGACCACGACGTCCTGCTCACAGTAGCTCTGCATCGCCGGGTTCCAGACGCCCCAGACGTAGGTGACCAGTTCCTCTTTGGTCGGCTCTGGTAGGCCTCTGGCTTCGTGTTCAGCCTTAAGCGCTGCCTCTCGCTCTTTCTTATAGTCACCCTTCCACTCACCGAGGCGATACCCCCATGCCTCTAGGCCGTGGGAGCCAATGAGATGGCCGGGGAAGCGGATCTTGAGCTGGTCCTTTACCCATACGGCGAGGTCGATGGCCCAGCCCTCAGGCATCGGCGTGTCGTCTTCACCGCCGTCCCAGTCTGCTGGCTCGCGCTTGGTTTCTGGTGGACGCTTGGCGCGTATCCTGTGTGTCAGCTTGTCCCGCAGAACGAAGTCCCGGTCGCGTATGTCTGGGTAGATCAGACGTGACATCAGCAGGGTGTCGATCACCTTCTGCCGATCAAAGATCACATCGTAGCCAGCCACAGCAAACGCTGGCACGTCGAACTTGATACCGTTCTGCCAGACTGTGGTGTCAGCATCAGCCATCAAGGCTATGCCGTCTCGTATTGACAGCACCGTGTAACCCAGCGGGGACACGTACTCAGGGTGATCACAACAGGACCACCCCTCGCCAGTATCACGGTCGAGCAAACACAGTGAGTGGATGGTCGTCATCGTATCAAGGAGACCGTCAGTCTCAATGTCGCAACTTAGAACTCTTCCCATTGCTTGGCACTCCGCATAGGTTTGGACACAGGTTTAGAACGGGCTGCCGTTCACGTGGGTTTGGATGCAGCCGCAGAAAAAGCAATGTTCACCAGCTTCTGCTTCTGTATTACAGCCGACGATGAACTCACGGATACGCATAAGATCAGACAGCGGTGCCGAGGTCATGAGAACAGTGAACTCTCGGATGACGCGGGTCTCTTCATAGTGTGAGCTTGAGATGACCTCTGTATTCGACTTTCGTTCCATCTTGAAGTCAACGTGGGCCACAGTATTTTTATGGCTATACGGATCATCGTCCCGCATTTTGATGTAGTTCGCTTGTGACATTACTGCGATAGAGATTGTTGAAGAGCGTGGAGACAATGCACGGTCATACCGCACCACCCCAAGGAAGCGTTCAGTGTTCTTGCTGTCGTATACTTTGAGCATAGCCATGTGTGTTTCCAATCAAATTAAAATGGAGTGTCTTCGCTGTCGTCCCCGAATGGGTGACCGCCATAGGCAACATTGTCGGCTCTCTCTAGGAGCTTGCCCGTGTCGTGGTCGTAGCCGAGGTTGAATGTCTTACCCGTGGACTGCCCGGTCACCCGGTCCTTGAGGCAGCGGAACACCGTAGTGGTCCTGATGTCCTCGTCCTCGTTCTGCTGGTCACGCTCCAGCCCGTACATATGATGGCACCAGTACCCAATGGATCTGGATCCTTTGAAGTGCCGGATCATGACACGTCCACCTTCTTCATGCGGCTTTCCGTCAGGGGTGGCGAGGTGGCTTATGAGGCAGACCCAGATCGGCAGCTCCTTCACGATCCCACCTAGGCGGGCCATGATTGTCTCAAGAGCTTTCCGTTCGTCGTCCTCCTGTGCAGCCAGAGCTGTCAGGTGATCCACATAGAAGATCTGCACACCCTCTGTGTGGTAGAGGTAGCGGATGAAGTCTTCGACGTTGTCATAGTCTGCAGAACCGAAGTGGTCGTACATGAACAGGCCGTCTTCTTCTTCGAACTTGTCAAGACCCTCCATCAGTTCAGCTGATGTCCAAGGGTTTGTCTCTGGGTCCGATGGGATGTGGAACTTACGACCCACGAACTTCCCGGCTAGGCGACGGCCAGTCTCTGCTGGCTGTTGCTCTAGGAAGATGGCACCCACCTTGAGCTTGAGGGTGACGAGGTCGTGTTCAATCTGCTGCAGGAGGAAGTCAGTCTTGCCGACACCTGTACCTGCACCGAGGGCGTCCAGCTCACCGAACTGTCGGCCATAGGTCGCCTTCGTCAGCCCCTTATGCCACCAAGACATCCCCGTCGTGATCTCGGTCAGGATCTCCTGCCTGATGTCAGACAGCTTTACGATACCTTCTGGCTTGAACTCTTTCGCGCCGAAGATGGCGTCGATTACCTCAGCGGCCCGCCCAGCCCGGAGCATGTCGTTGGCGTCCTTGAGGGGAAGCGTGGCGATCTTGCATTTACCGGACTTGAACAAGCGGGCGCAGACCTGTGCAGCTTCGATCCCCGGCTCGTCGTTGTCGAACATAAGGATCACTTCATCCGCTTTGTTCAACGTGGCCAGCTGGGCAGCGAGGTCGTGCTTGGCACCCTTGGCACCACTCTTGATGGACATCACACCCCAGCGGCTGTTACGCCCTGCGCTGATGATCTCCCACACGGACATGGCGTCGATCTCCCCCTCGGTGATGATCACCTTGGAGGTAGCTTCACGGGACACGTGCTGGCCGAAGAGGGTTGCGCTGTCCTTGTCTCCAATCCAAGGGAACTCTTTGCCCTTAAGCCGGATGTGCTGGGCCACTGTGTTACCAGCGAGATCCTTGAAGCCTGCGATGTGGCAGGGCTTCCCGCTGAGGGTGCCGGATGAATAGTCGAAGCGGCGACAGGTCTCTTCTGACACGCCACGGATGGCTTTGTACTCACCTCTTTCGATCAGGTCTTCTGACATGCGGGGTCTCGCTTTCCGGGGTTGGGCAGCAGCGTCGTCGGCTGGCCCGTAGTGCTCACAACCAAAGCAATGTGCGTGCCCATCGGAGTAGCGGGCAAGGTTGTCTTTGGAGCCACACGCTGGGCATGGCTCCTTCTGGATGAACACCGATGTGCTCTCTTCCTCACCACCTGCGCTACGCATCATTTGGTCCAGTAGTTATCGGACAGGGTGACACGCTTGGGCAGGTTGTAGCTGACGGCCACAGTCTCTGGCAGGCGCATCAGCAGCTTGTAGGATGGCACGCCCATGTGTGGGTTTGAGGTGATGAACTTTAACAGCAGCATGGGCGTTGATCCTTCTTAAGCTACAAGCGAGTAGCGGGTGTAACGGCGGGATGTGATCGGGTTGATCAAAGCCTTACGAATGACGTTGAAGCCCTCGCGTTCGATGTCGCAGATGCGGGAGGCCAAGGTGGCCGAGGTGATCCCGTGGTCATCGTAGGCCTCACGGGCACTGACCGATCCGGCACGGCTCATGTGCTTGTAGATCAGGGCAGATTGTGGGGTCAGGTTGGAGAAGCTCGGGGCTGTGACTGTTGTTGGCACAGTGGACTTGCACCAGTTGGCGTATGGCTCGGGGCCAGTGTCTCCGTCAGCTTCAACCACAGGAAGCATAGCCGAACATGCGTCAGCGAACTCTTTGACTGATGAGTGGATTTTCATGTGGGCCAGAATTGCCGTGACCAAAGTGATCTGGCTTTTTACGTCCAGCACGATGGCGCCGCTTCCACACACTGTTCGCGTGCCGATGCTGACAGCTGTCTCGCCATTGGATCGGTACAAGGTCAAGCTGTCAGTTGAAACTTCACAGCAATTCAGTTTGGTCATGTTAAGCATGGGTGATTTTCCTTTACCGGATGTCGGTCGCGTGAGAACGCATAAGCCCCCGTCAGCGTGATTGCTGGCGAGGGCACAGGGATTTCGTTTTTGGTAGAACTATGGTGGCGGGTAATTACCGGATGATCAGGATCTGACCTGGCTGGATGATGGTTCCGCTCACCCCATTGGTGGCCATGAGATGGTCCACAGGCTGGCCGAAGCGGGACGAGATGCCATAGAGGGTGTCACCAGCTTTGACCGTGTAACGCTTAGGCACAACAAGGCTTGGCTTGGGGCTGCTCGGTGCGTTGGGTGCTGGTGTGAAGGCCAAGCCACTGCGGAAGCCGTTGAGCACTGCGCTTACGGAGAAGCATGGGCAGGCCTTGGGTGCAGAGTGCGTCTGCTTGATCAGGTCGCGGTGACCCATGACGTTGTCCATTGGGATGTCGAAGGTGACTGTTGCCCACCGGACGTATTCCTTCATGGACTTGAACTGGTCCTCGGTGAAGTTGTCCTCGGGGGTCTTGGCGTCAGCCTCAACACCACCGACCATAGAGTAGCCGATGCTGCGCTTGTTCCACCCTTCACCACATCCACCGACGTGGGCTGGAACTGTGGCGTAGGGCCGGTTGCGGTGGCCAGAGCGCTCGCCTTGGACGGACCCATCGCGCATCCCGATGGCGTGGTAGCCACAGCCATTGAAGCCGCGCTGGCGGTGCATACGGTCCACAACCACAGCGTCAACGAACATATTGGCGGGGGTGGCAGTGGCGTGGATGATCAGGTGGTCATAGCGGTCGCGTAGGTTTTCGAAGTTGGTCACGATAGGCCTGCTTTCTGGAGGGCCAAGACGGAGGCGGGGTTCGTGGTCTCATACAACCACCCCACAGGCACCGAGCGCTTGGCATAGAGGAAGCCGTGGCGGTCGCACCACATCGCGTATGTCGTCACCGACGTCTTGCTGATGCGTGAGTTTGGGTTGGAGAACACGAAGCGAATGTCTAGGTCTGGGTGTTGGGCCTTGATCAGGATGTGCTTCTGCCGATCCTTGGTATCAAAGCGCCCTTTGGTTTCGACGATGATGCCGTTGGGCTGGACAAAGTCTGGGGTGTACCGGGCTGGGCGGGCGGGCACAGCGTAGCGGATGAGGTCTTTCTCGTACTTCACTGGGATGCAGGCTGCGGCGTACTCTTCCGCCACTACCTCTTCGAGGCCCGATCTGTAACCAGCAGCAATCGCCCGTTGGCGAACTGTCATATGTTTTGGGGACATGGGTTGGAACTTTCTGAACGCAAAAAGGGGAGCAGCGATCAGCTACCCCCCTATTCAGGTGTCGTTGTGGTGTTGTGACTTTAGAACGGGATCTCGTCGTCGAGGTCATCGTCCCCGTCAGCACCATCCAGATCGTCGTCCAGATCGTCGTCGTCCTTGGACTTGCCCTCGTACTCGTCCAGCTCGTCTGCGTCGAAGTCGCTGTCCTCGTCGGCCCCGAATGGGTTGGACCCACCAGATGCACCGAGCTTGGTGATCTGCACCGTGTTCAGGTACAGGCCGAGGTAGGCATCAGCATCCTTGGGGATGAAGACGTTGCCTGTGGAGAAACCAACGCGGCCCTCGCTGCCACTGTAGATCAGCGGGCGCTTCTTGTCAGGGATCGTCACGCCTTTACCGTCGATGAAAGGCACGGACTTCTTGATCATCTTGCCATCGCGGCCTTTGAACTCAGCCTTGGTCTTGAACCGCATCTCAACGCGGCCAGTCTCGGCACCATCCTCGTCCACCTCGTCGCTGAAATAAGGGTTCAGGGTCGCCTCGGTTACCTTCTTCTTCTTCCATGCCGCCTTGGCTTTCGGGTTGGCGTTGTCGAACTCTTCCTGAGCTGCCTCAAGGGCACCTTGGTGCAGGACGTCCATGGCTGTCATGAACTTCTGTGCGGCCACAGTGTCTTTGTCGAACACCAGAGTGACCTTGTATTCAGGAGCGCCGCCGAAGCGTTCAGCACCTTTGATGTCAGGGTTGTTCAGGTGTGTATATTTGAAGATGCCCTTAGGGGAGCTGATCTGTTTAGCCATTGTCGAAGTTCCTTGTCAGTTCATTGATGTCAACACCTGCAGCGTCGAGTTGAGCGTACAGGTCGAGAGGGATGACCCCGTCTTTCGACAGAGCTTTGTGGGCCTTGCGGATCAGGCGATCAGTGCCGAACCAGCTCACAGTTCTGTTGCCAGATACATGCGGACAGCGCGGAACTCAGCCCGCTTGCCCTCTGCGTTGTTCATGATGTTGTCCACGGCGGTGAAGGCGTCCTGTGGATCCACGCCGAAGCGTTCGAGCATCAGCTTGAATGTCGCTGTGATCCCGATCAGCTGCAGATGGGGTGGGAGATCTTGGGCGGCGTCGATGACACGCATGGTGGACGTGGCGGCTTCTTTGACGCTCGCCATGTTCATCAGGTCACGGTTGAATTTCATGGGGTGTGGTTTCCATTTTCCAGATGTCGGAGTTTTTGGTAAATCAATGGTGGCGGGTAATTGCCCCTGCTCAGTGCAGAGCGCGTGGTGTCAGTATCCCAGTTGAGCGTGCTGCTGCGTCGAGGCAGGCACGTGGGTAGACGTTGACTGCGCTGTCGATCACCTCACCGCTGCTGAGAGTTACCTTGCGACTGGACTTCGTGATCTCCTGCCCGCTCTCTGCCGCTGCCTTCTTAGCATGGTAGGACAGGCGTCCCTTCTCAGACTGTGAGAGGTAGACGTGGTTCAAAGAGACGTACTCAGCCATCGTAACGACAGACAGCTCGTGCTTGAGGCCTGCGTTCTCCGCAGCTAGGCGGGCGACCTTGGCTGTCAGCACCTCATGGGCACGTAGGATCAGTTCGTCTTCGGACATCTCGCCCGTGGTCACCTTCTCTTCACCCATCACATAGCCACCGTCTTTGCGGATGGCCGGAAGGACGACGTTGGTGACCCAGTCTTGGAATGCGCGGGCTGCTGGTTTGTCGGAGCGCATGATCAGTTTGCAGAGACCACCCACGCTTAGGAATTTGGGGGCACGGCCAGCCACTCCGGGTAGGCGGTGAGTGCAAACATAGGACCGATCTATGTTTGGTAGGGCCGTCGTTAGGTTTGTGATCGACAGCGCATTGCACACGTCGCGGGCCATGAACCAAGGCGAACCCTTGATGTCGATCACGCGGATGCTGGCGGTGTTGAAGTTGAATGTGTTCACTGTGTTATCGTTTGCCATTGTCGATGGTCCTTTCGATGGTGTCGTTTTTGGTAGAACTATGGTGGCGGGTAATTATCCGTTGGCAATCCGCATTGATCTAGGCAAAGAAAAAGTCACTGTGCCTGACCGCAGATACGTCGAGGGTTCCTTTGGCTGGTACAGGGAGGATCTTGGCCTGCTGTTCAGGGGCTACCTGACGCAGGAACTGCTGACGCAGGTCTTCGAGCACGTCAGTCTCATGGTACAGGCCGACGAATGCCTCGCGCAGGCACGCCGAGAGTAGGGCTGTGTTGGCCGCGTGGGTGCCGAAGCTGTCGTGGATCATAGCGAAGGCGCTGATGCCGTTGGTGACAGCGAGATCTGTTGACAGCACAAGGTGGGTCGCGTCGAGGGAGTGGACGACATTGGGGCTGATAGCGTTGGCCATCCGGCGCTTGTCGATGGTGTCGATCTCATCTTGCAGGGACAGACGTATGGTGGCGTCCCCGATCTTGGTCTCCACCCGGCGCAGCTTGTAGTTCTGGTAACGCTGCATGACAGGGAAGCCTGACGGTGTGATCCAGTAGACGGGCAGCTCTTCCTTTGCCACAACCGATGCACACTTCTGGAGCCAGCCCATCGCGTCACGTGCGGCAACCACGACTTCACTTATGCTGTCCCAGATCATCTTCGACATGAACTGAGTTGCCTTGAAGGTTTCCTTCTCCCCGAATGGATTGGTGTAGCCTTCTGCGATGCGTCCCTTAAGCCACTGTTCAGTGTACGACCGACAGGAAAAGAGTGTAGACCCATAGGGAAGTGTCATCACCTGTCTCTTGGTGGTGCTGCGATTTGGCTCAAGCGAAAGCCAGCCTTTTGCCATAGCTATAGCTCCCTCTATAGTTATAGCTATAGCTTCTTCCCCTTCCTCTTCTTCTCCTGATGGGGGAGTATCTATGGGAGTAGCTATAGCTATGGTGGCGGGTAACTGATTGATCACGCCGTTCAGCTTGGCGATCACCTGATCACACACCGTCTGGTAGATGTCTGCAGGTGTGTCTTGAGGGATCAGGTTCACAGCCTTACCGCCCATAGGATCCCTCAGCATGGCACTAAAGTGCTGGATGCCAGAGCAGCTGCCATCTAGGGCAACAGGCAGGTGAGAGACGAAGCCATAGCCCTGTGTGTGGAAGTCTGCCCACTCGAAGCAGAACGCGAGGAACTGCCACGGGCTTTTCGCCTGCATCCACGCGATGTTGCTTAGTGGGTCGAGCGCTGTCTCAATGATCAGGTCTGTGTGTTCTTCGACCCAGCCGATGCGATCCTCCAGTGACGCCTTGTCGTAGCCATAGACGTTGGCCCCTTGGATAGCGAGCCAGCCAGCCGCCACGCCGTCTTCGATAGCCATGCCATCAGCGAACTCGATCAGGCCCTTGGTGATGTCCTGTCCCTGCGGATGGAACGACCCCACCGCATAGACCCGGCCCCGGAAGTCAAAGTTATGGGGGAAGTGGATCGCGTCGAAGCCCACGAAAGCCTCAGCTACCTTGAGGGTCTTCGCTGTCGCCATCCGCTTGGAACGCATGGACACGTTGGCCTCGTGCTGACGGAATGCTGCCCGCTTCCACGCCTTGAGGACATCCTCGTCTTCGAAGCACGTGTGCTCAGACCGCTTGCGGGTGTTCATGGACGGCATCGGGATCTGTTCCTTACAGGCTGGACACTGCACCATCTCCCAGTCCTCACGTGAGGGCAGAGGGGTGGCCTCAGGGGCGATGTCCCAGAACTCTTGGGCAGTGGCGTTGACGCGGGCGTTCACCCTCCACCGGGTGTCCTGCAGCGCGTTGATGGTGCTATATACGGCGGGCATGGTGTCGGCGTTGTCGGCCAGCTCGGACAGGTAGGCTTGGTTGCGGGTCTTGACCATCGTCATTGGCCCTTGCGCCAGCGCAGTGAGGTAGCCCCCATCGAAGGGCGTTGTCCACGGTAGAGGGCGTACGACCATAGGCTGTTGGGTCGGGAACAGAAGCTCGCTCTTGTTGTTGTCCGCTTCGATCCACTTGAGCAGCTTAGGTGTCGGCTCCAGCACCTTGACGGTGTTCTTCTTGCCCTTCACCTCGGTGCCAACCGAGACCAGCCCAGTGTCCAGCAGCATGTCGATCAGCGCGGCACCCAGCTGGAGCCTGTCGATCTCGGGCCAGCCCACCCACTCTTCGCCGCGCTGGTGCTTTTCGTACCCGGACATGGTGGCCTTGCGGCGGTGATAGGCACCCCCCTTGGCACGCTCCTGCGCCCGCTTGAATACAGCTGGCGTGTCCTTGGCGAACTCTGTGAACCGGACCTCGTCTTCCATGCGACTGCCGATGGTGACGGCCACCCGCTGCAGCATCCTGCGCTTGCCTGTGAGGGCGTCAACCACCACGCGGATAGCGATGAACGCAGC